CTGCTTTTGATGGGTCGAAGTTTATGAAGTTTATGAAAACAGATCGCAGGGCTGTTCGTCTTGTTGAATCTCTTGCTGATCCAGCGAATGATGACCCGTACAAGATTATGCGTGATGTGTTCGATTTCAAGATTGACCCAGATACAGCGAAGGCTCTTGCTAATGCCGGATCAAAAGATCAGATTTATGCTTTGCTTGGTGAACAGTCAGCCATCTTAGACAATGTTTCTAAAGGAATAATGCCAACCGATATTCGTGACATTCGTGGAGCGAAATGGGGGACCGTTGTCAAAGAACGAATCCCAATGTATAACAACTTTAGACAATCGCGTTTGTTGACCGAAGTGCCGGACAGTCTGGTTATTCACGGCTCTAGCGCAGATCGTGTCAAAGCAATAAGGGACTACGGCAATTATTTGAACACCATCAAGGGTGGTTTTACTGATACCCCTGAAGGTGAGAAATTGATGCGCCAAATCTTTGACGCTTACTCCGATACCTCAAAGGCTGGGGTTGACGCTGCGCGTGATGCTTTTGATGCAACCGTGAGAACACTTATGACAGCCGAAGGTGCTGACCCGTTCTTGGTTGACAATGTGTTCAAAAAAGTTCTTCAAAACATTGATGAAACTAAAGCATATTTCGTTGATGAAGCAGGAAACGCAACCGATGCTGGATTCGTTCAACAACTCATCAATAGCGGTGTTATTGATAAAACCCAATTCGGTAATCTAACCCAACAGCAGATTGACCAATTCAGGCTGGTGGGGCCTGGCTCCATCGTAGAGTTGCTGAACTCTGCCCATGTTCTTCCAGACATTCGTGCTGTTCGTCGAATGACAGCGAACCCTATTGTGAAGCGTGCGGTTATGCAAGCAAAAGATGGCGACCAACGAGCTGCCGTAGAGATTGCAGACTATTTGCAGAACAAGATTTGGAAACCAATCACCCTTGCTACTGGTGGTTACATTATGCGAAATATGTTTGATGCCCAGGTGCGTATGGCAACCATCGGTAAGGATGGTTTCTTCAATCACCCAATCCGTTACATCCAATGGGCTATGAACGAAAAAGGTGCTGAAAGAATTATCGGTCGTGATTTTGATGATTTCATCAAGTCAACGGTTAGCGGGTTTGATGAAGCCACAGATTATTACGCAGAGGCGTTAAAGATTTCCTTGGGCAAGAGCCTTGACGATATTGTTCCGTCGCAGGTTCGTTTGGTTAAGAACGGTTCATACAAGATTGTTAGTCAAATGTCAGAACCCGAATTGTGGGTTACAGGTTTACGTGATGAGATTATCCAAATTTCTAAGGACACGTTGGAGAACGCTGTCGCCAAGGGCATTTCGACAGATGACTTGATTAAGTATTTGCGTAATGACCCGAAGGGTCGTGAGGCGTTAAAGCAGGTTGAGGACTATCTGCGTGGTGGAATCAATCTTGCCAAGGAAAGCGGATATTCACAGAAGGTCAAGATAACAAACGTTACCGATGATGTTCTGAAGGAATGGATTGACAAGTTGGCTAGGGGTCGCGTACTGGTTAAGACTGGTGGCGACGAAGAACTGATGATGGCTATTGCCTATAAGCGTGTTCCTTTGGCAGATACCTTTGATAGTGCTGTCAAGATAACTGGGAAAACTGTTGAGCTTGATGGTGTGGTGCGAACTGTGCTGGATGGGCCGCAGATACCAGGCAGAGGTTCTTTGATTGATATGGGTGTTGACCCCACTACCAAGAAACAAATATTTGCTGTTGTCACCAACGAGTCTGGTGGCAGGTGGCAGTTGCAGCGTGTTTCAACAAATCAGTTCACGGGCGTGGGTGTTGAGGCAGATGAGTTGGCGCGTGGTCGTACAGAGTTGACCAAGATGATCCAAGACAAGAAAAAGGTTCCAAACAACCTTCCAGCAAAAGTTAAATATGCGGAACGAAATGTTGTCAACGAAGCCAAGAATCCGTTGGACAAAATGCTACGTCGTGGAACAGACTGGTTTTTTCACCAAATCTATGAAAGCAAAGTGGTCAACAAACTTGAACGATCACCTGTATACCGTCAGTTCTACTATGAGCAGGTAGCAAAAAACGTTGACAGCCTGACACCGGCTGAGGCAACCAGTCTTGTTAAAAACATTAAGGATCAGGCTTTTGCTTTGGATGAAATGAAGCCGTGGGATTATGTTGGCAGCAAAGCGAACTGGAAGCAAATACAAAAACTTGCAGGTGAGGCGCGAGGAACAGGAACGATCAAAGACCTTGACGATTTCGCTGGTCTGACCGCGCTTAACGCCACAAAGGAAGCGTTGTTCAACGCAACTGAGCGAAACAACCTTGAAGATATTATGCGTATTGTCATCCCGTTCGGTGCAGCATGGCGTGAAGTTGTTGGCACATACGCAAAGTTCTTGGTTGAGGACCCAAGTCGTATCCGTCGCGCACAACTGCTATTCAAGGGTGCAACAGACTTTGATCCCGATGGGAACGGTCGAGGATTTTTCTATAAGGACCCAACCACCAACGAGTATTCGTTTAACTTCCCGTTGTCTGGTGAACTAGCAAAACTTGCTACGGGCATTGAGGCTCCTTTGCAGGGAACTGTGAAACGTGTGTCTGTTGGTTTGGACTGGCATCCAGCATTAGGGCCTGTTGGTCAGATAGCAGCAGACAAAATCATTCCCGATACCCCAAAGTTTGATGGAATCATCAGCATCCTGATGCCATATGGTCGAGGAACATCCGCATCCTTGTTGCCATCATGGGCAAGAAAACTCCAATCCGCTATTGACGCTGACCCATCAAAACTAGACAGCATTTACGGCAACACTTACATCGACACGATGCGAGCGTTGGCTGCTTCAGGGGATTACAACCTAGATACACCTGAAGGTCAAGAAGAACTGATGTCTGATGCTAAAGGCAAGGCACGTATTTTGACTGCGATGCGAGCCATCGGACAGTTCATTGGACCTACCGCACCTGGCACAGAGTTTGAAATACCTGTCAAAGATGGCGACATCATGGCATCACAACTCATCCAAGAGTTCTACAAGCTACAGGCAGATAACTATGATACCGCCGTTAGCGAGTTCTTGCGTATCTATGGTGAGGATGCGTTGCTGTATCTGTCATCCAAATCAAAGGCAACTGTTGAAGGTTTGGAATCCACCAAAGAGTTCGGTGATTGGGAGCGAACCAATGGTGAAGTCATCAAGGCATACCCTGACGTGGCAGCGTTCTTCGCCCCTGGTGGGTCAGATTTTGATTTCCAAGTATGGCAACGCCAAATCAAGAGCGGCAAGCGTATCCGGTTGACTGACAAACAGGTTATTGAGCAAGCCCAATACCGTTTGGCTGCGTCACAATACAAGGCTTACCGTTCTCAGGTAGGGGCATACCCTAATGAGGAGCAACGCGCATGGCTCAGAGGTATCCGTGTTGAGTTAAACAAAAAGTATCCAGGTTTTCCTGTTGTTCCTGTGTTCACGGTTGGCGAGTTTGAGAAAAAGGTGGAGCAAATGCGTGACGCTGTTGACGATCCACGGTTGAAGGACAACGATGTGGCTAAAGCGATAAACACCTATTTTGATTACCGAGATCAGGTGCTTGAACAATGGATCGCTGCTGGTGGCTCGGCACAAGGTTTGGCAACATCAAAGAGTGCTGAACCGTTGCGAGGCTACTTGACTAGCATTGGTGATGCGCTTGCCTTACAAGTTCCAGATTTCGGGCGTGTTTGGGAACGTGAATTACTATCTGAGGTAGACCAATGAGCATGACACCAAACCAAGAGCAACAAGTACCCCCTGTCAACCCTGATCCGTTGGGTGTAGGCCCTGCACCAGTTGTCGTAACTGGTGGCAGTAGAAATCAGCCAATCCCACGTGAAGTCACAGGTGTCGCCCCTGCTGTCCGCGCACAGGTTCCGTTAACACAACGAACCACTACAGGAAAATACCTGTATTCGGGAACATTTCTTGCTAACGCACAAGGTCAGGTTTATCGTGCGGCATATGACCCGTCATCTGATCCTGTTACCGAACTAGCAAAACTTAATTCAACTGAGCGTTTAGGGTTGTTGACCGAGTTGTATCAGCGTGGTTTCTATGACGGAAAAGGCAAGCCTTCAGATAACGGGGATTCCCCTCTTGATACCAAAGCGATGCAAGAGTTTTTGCTTACATCCAACACTTATGGTTATGACTGGCAGACCTCGTTGAATTTCGTGCGTCAAGAGTTCCCTGTCAGGGGTGCTGGTGGTTCACGTCGCAAGGCAACATCGTCGGTTGATTTGAGTCGAGCATTACAGGATGAGTCTTTCGCCATGTTGGGTCGCAAACTCAGCAAAGAAGAACTACAGCAAGCGATTCGTTCTGTTCAGTCAAAAGAAGTTTCAACCGATACTTCGACGAGTACTCTTGTTCAGATGGCCCCACAGCAGGTTGACCCCACCCAAGCGCAAGCTTACGGGTTCACTCGCGCCGCTGACATAGTTTCTCAAATGCTTAGGAATGGTGGATAATGAGTGACTCAGGTTTAGAAATTAGTGGTTCGGAGTATTCGGCCAGCCTGATGTTTGCTGGCAACCAGGTTCCACCTCCTCCTACCGAGCGAACTTCTGCCGAAATTGAACAAGAACTAAAAGAAGTTAAAGCCTTGTTCAAGGACTTAGAAAAAGGTTTTGGGAAAACAACACTTGCTTCTTTCCCTACTTTGTCTGCATTTGAATCCGCTAAGGCACAGGCGTATACGCTTATCAACGAGACTTTGCCAGCTGAACTCAAAAAACGTAAAGATTGGGACAAAAGGTATCGCGTCAAAGTCGCAGGGCTTTTCGGTACTGGTGTCAACGAATACACCGTTCTTTCCGCTGATGACGTGTACCAGTATCAGCAGTTATATAAGGCCGCAACAGACCCTAATGATCCTGAACTCAAAGCGTATGACGCTGCTGTAAAAGCCGTTAACGATTTGCGTAACAAGATCAATACCCCTGGCAGTAAAGAATCAAAACTTGCACCAATGGACCAACAGTTGTTGTTGGCTGCGGAACTAAAGAAGGTTCAATCGGTTATCACCCCGCGTGTTGCCGAGTTGCGTTCGCAGAACATTCCTTTGGAGGTTGACAAGAACGGTAGAACACTTCGTTCAACTAGTTTCGTTTTGGTTGGTCAAATTGATCCTTTGATTACCCGAACCATCAATCAGGGTAAACGTATTGCTGAGCGTGTTTACGGTACGTTGAAGCCGACAGCAACCCTGTATGGTCAGCCAGCAGAACTTACGACTGTTCGTGACCAGCAACAAACAGCACAACTACAAGAGTTTCTGAATCGCGCTGACACACTTCTTGCTTCAACCCCTCAGCAAGCTGCATCATTGGCCCCATCGACTACAACTAGTGCTGATACTGATTATCAGGTAAGCCCGTATGGTGCTATGCCGACAACGGTTTCCGGTGGCAGGCAGTCAAATGTTCCTGCTAGGAATACTGCTGGGGCTGCCGTAACTCCTGGTGTCGCGCCCGCTGTGGCTCCTGCTGTGGTTGGTGGTGTACGTACGCCTGCTAGTTCGTATATGGCTGGACAAGTTGCGCCAACCGTAACCCTCACCCCTGGTGGTGGTGCAGGCGCGGGTGCAGGCGCGGGTGCTGGAGCAGGCGCAGGCGGTGGTGCAGGTGGTAGAGGATCGGGTGCTGGCGCATCTGCCGTAACACCAAAATTCAAAGTCGGTGACTGGCAAGCAGTATTACAAGATCAGTTCCCTGGCTACTCAAAAGATTGGTTGGCTTCTAACGCCACAACCCATTTCGGCCAGGACATGATAAACCTGATGATCGAGGCTTCAAAGCCAAATGGTCGTTTCATGGGTTTGACAACGGACGCTTCGGTTGCTGCGTTTCAGAAAGCAATTAAGCAAACAACGTATTGGCAGACAACTGAAACTGCTGCAAAGAACTTTGACCAAGCTATCGGTGTTGACCGTGATCGACTAATCAACAACAAGAAACTAGAAATCGCCAACTCGTACGGTGATGTTTCGTTTGATGACGCAACCCTAACCCAACTTGCTACGAACGCTGCACGTTTAGGTTTGACTGGTCTTGGTTTGCAACAGGCCGTGTATTCGGGTGCTTTGAAACCTGGTGCTGGTGGTTCACGGACCGCGCTTGCTGGTCGAGTGTTGCAGGGTGCTGACGCTGACCGTATCCGTAGCATCGGTCGTGGCTGGAACACAAAGATTACTGATGCTCAGGTGCAAGCAATTTTAACTGGTCAACCTGATCCGGCTACGGGCATTGTGTTGACTGAGGATGCTTTGCGTGAACAGTTGCAAGCGAAGTGGAAGGGTGCTTTGCCTCATTTGCGCGATCAGTTTGATGCTGGTTTAACTTTGGATCAGATTGGTTCTTCATATAGGTCGTATGCTGCACAGTTATTGGAAACCCCAGAGGATCAGATCAATATGTTTGATGGTCCCTATCTTCAGGCTTTTGATAATGGTCAGGGTGGTCAGTTGTCTTTGTCCCAATGGGTTGAGAAAGTTAAGACTGACCCTCGTTTTGGTTGGCAGTATACGAAGCAGGCGAATCAGCAGGCTACGGATATTGGTTTGACTTTGGCTAGAGCATTTGGAAAGGTGAGCTGATGAGTGACATAGGTTTAGGTGGCGTAGATTTTTCGTTGGGAATGGAGAACCTCAATTCTGAGTTAGCTGCATATTTTGCAACTCCTGAAGGTCAGGCAGGTCTCGCTGCATCAGGTTTGGCAGGACTCGGTGATAGCGCAACTCAGCCTGATTTCACACAGCAGATCAATGATGCGTATGCGGGTAGGGATCAGTTCTATGGTGTCGGTCGCGATGCTTTTGGTGTTCCTGAACCAATTTCTCGGGTGGAGCGTGTTACCCCTGAAACCGAGGTTGACCCTATTGCACAACAGATGCAGTTGGATCGAGAGTTCGCTCAACAACAAGCAGCACAGCAAACGGCGCAACGTCGACAGGACGCTCGCACCACGATGGCATCAGTTCTCGCCACCTACGGTTTGGGTGAACTGTCCGATTTCGTTTACAACGAGATCATCGCCAAAGAAACCGTCAACATCAACAACCCTGACGCAATCATTTTCGCTATCCGTGAACAGCCTGCATACAAGAAACGTTTTGCCGGTAACGCCGCCCGTTTGAAGAAGGGCTTGTCAGAACTTGACCCTAGTTCATATATTGCGTTAGAAAACCAGTTCCGTCAAACCCTCCAATCCAACGGTTTGCCAGCGAACTTCTATGACCAGGCTGAGGACTTCCAAGCGTTGATCGAAGGCGATGTGTCCCCTGCGGAGTTGAACGAGCGTGTCCAGCAGGGCTATCGTGCTGTCGCTGACGCTGACCCAGCAGTCAAGGAACAGATGAGAACCCTGTACGGGGTGGACGAAGGACAGTTGGCCGCATACTTCCTTGACCCTAAGCGCACAGCCCCACTACTCAGCCGTCAAGCACAAGCAGCCAATATTGCAGCCCGTGGACTAGAGCAGGGTGGTATTCAGTTGACTGGTGGGTTCGCTGAGGACTTGGCTCGACGAGGAATTAGCGAGCAGCAGGCTCGCGCAGGTTTCGCTGAAGTCGGTGCTTTAGGCGAACTACGACAGACTTTCGCGGGTGAAACTGAACTATCGTCTGAACAGTTGGCTGGTGCTGCGTTTGGGATTGATGTCGCCGCGCAACAAGAGTTGGAGCGTAAACGTCGCCAGCGTACCGGTGAGTTCGCTGGTGGTGGGTCATTTGCTCGGACAACAGGTGAAACATCAGGCTCCATTAGTACTGCGGTGGGTAGAGCGCAATAGCATACTTGACACTGTCAGGTTAAGTGTGTGTATACTAGTAATGTTCGGTTACGGACACCATTGGAAACCCCCCGATTTCAATGTGCAAAAGGGGTGAGACTTGCAGCCATCGCGTAACCTCCAGCGTGATGTGGGCAGAAGGAGTGGGTCATGTCAGATGCAAACTACGAGTTTGAGGATGATGTAATGCAAGACCAGCAGCAATCGAAGGACCCTGTGCGAGCGCACTTGCGGAAACTTGAAGCCGAGAATAAGGCTTTACGTGAGCAGGCAGCGGAAGCAGAGGCAGCCCGACGAGAACTTAACTTCGTGAAAGCGGGCGTCGACCCGAACGATCCGAAGTACAAGTATTTCGTTAAAGGCTACGACGGTGATTTAACACCCGAGGCGATTCGACAAGCGGCAGAAGAAGCAAGTCTCATACCTAGCCAGAACAAGGAAGTGGTTGCTGAACAGCAGTCATGGAATCGGGTGGCACAGGCAGCGCGAGCTGGGCAGACAAGCGAACCTCCTGTCGATTACGCTGAACGTATTGCTAATGCAAAATCCACGGACGAAGTGATGCAACTTTTGGCCCAGGCGAGAGCCGAAGCAGAAAAATACTAATCACTCCCCATAGGATTCACATTCTTTGGGGCTACCCCTAAAGGAAAACATCATGGCCTTAACACAGGCATCATCGTTGTCAACCGATCAGGCAGCATACGACCGTTTAGCATATTTTGCTTTGCGTTCAGAACTGTTGTTCGATCAGGCAGCCGACGTTCAACCAACCAACCAGTCAATGCCTGGTTCTTCGGTGATCTTCACGATCTTCGCAGACCTTGCAGAAGCAACCAGCACACTTGCTGAAACCACCGACGTTACACCTGTAGCGATGAGTGACAGCCAAGTGACTGTAACGCTTGCTGAGTATGGCAACACAATCAACACCACCGCAAAGCTTCGTGGAACTTCGTTCCTTGACGTTGATGCAGCAGCAGCGAACCTTATCGGTTACAACGCTGGTGACTCAATCGACAAGGTTGTTCGCGATGTGCTTGCTGGCGGAACCAACGTTGCATACGGTGGCGGTGGATCATCTGATCCTTCAAGCCGTGTAACGGTTCAGGCAGAAGACATCATTGAAGCCAACGACGTACGTAAGCAGACTGCTGCTTTGCGCGCTGCAAACGTTGCAACCTTCAACGGTTACTACATGGGTTACATTCACCCAGACGTTTCCTATGACCTTCGTCGTGAAACCGGCAACGCATCATGGAACGCCCCTCACGTGAACGTGGACACCATGAACATCTACAACGGTGAGATCGGAACCTTTGAATCAGTACGATTCATCGAGACCCCTCGCGCGAAGGTGTTCGCAGACGCATCAAACGGAACCAGCACAACTGGAACGATTGACGTGTATTGCACACACATCATGGGTCGTCAGGCGTTGGCAAAGGCTTATAGCCAGGTTGACGGTAACGGCATGGTTCCGAAGGTTGTTCGTGGACCTGTTGTTGATTCGCTCATGCGTTTCAATCCAATCGGTTGGTATTGGCTCGGTGGCTACGGTCGCTTCCGCGAAGCATCGTTGCGTCGCATTGAGTCATCGTCCAGCATTGGTGTAAACGCTTAACTAAGCGTTTAGTACCTCACACTTGTGGGGTGGTTGGGTCCCCTCGCCTGACCACCCCACTTTTGTATTTGGTATAGT